CTTTCGAGCTAACCCTTTCGGGTGGGTGTTGGCGTCCCTTGCGGAACCCCTCTGACCTCCTGTCATGAAAGTCGTTGGCTCTTGCTAGAGTCCATATTCCCTGGCTCGCGCCGGGGAAGTAGTGAGATTTTTTATCTCATCCATCTGCATTAAAGCAGATTCCCTTGCTACCAAATGGTAGTAATGAAGGATGACCTTAACTACAGGGTCACCCATTAGTTCTCCTCTTGTCGAGTAGAACATTTCCAGAGTCTTATTCTCCGGATCCAAGAACTCCACTTGACGTGGAGCACATACCGCAAACACTGCTGTTTGCCTATACCACCTTGGGATTCCCAAAGTGACACACAATACGTTAAGTATTGCTTGAGCTACTGCGTGATCACAGTAGTCGGTAGCCTGTTCCCAATCAGTGGAGAACAGGTATACATCTTTGTCACCAAAGATGAAATTCGCAGAAGGATTCTTGTGCGATAGGCGCTTGAAGAAATTCCAAGCGTGATTAGCGGCTTTCACACCGCTTTCGGAACTTGGAACACCTCTAAGGTATTCCAATAGAACATGTGATAAAACATGTAATAGCACTGCGTGTGCTAAATGAGAGACAGTAATGCCTCTATACTTCCCTAGTTCTGCAACTAGGGATATGCGAACGGACATAATGTTCCGTTCATAACAATGCTCTCGATCAGAGAACATTTCTAATGCCCAGTGGAATAAAGCTTCCCCTTGGCCAATAGATGAAGTTTGAACTTCATCGATAACTTCACCCGTTTCCAGGTTGAAGATTTTTGTCGTCTCCCTCTGGGAGAGGACCTTACGGGCGGCTTCAAGTTTTCCGCCCTCTTCGGAATTCGTGAAGAATTCCCCACTATCACTAAGTGATATCTTTGCCTTTTCAAGGCATCTTGTCCAGAAGTTTTCAATTCTGGAAGTAGATCCTAGTCTATCTAGGACTTTAGCGTGGATTGACTCCACGGATGGCCTAATATAGGCCTTTACTTGATTATAAACATCAAGCGATGACTGTTCTTGTAGAATAGTCTTTATCTTCAAGAGAGTCTTGAAGTATACAGATCTCGGGGGAACCCCCGAGGCTCTAGTCTGACCGAGTATTGAAACTCGGTAAAGATCAACAGGTCTTTTCTGTTGGTTTATGAAACTGAGGGCAGTTTCGAAAAATGACATCTCTCGCGGGACGTCTATCGATTTTAAATCGCCTATCGGGTTAAACCCCGATTCTTTAATTGCTTTACGCAATTTCTTAACCTTTTCAAAGGTTGAAAGCCGGGTGAGGTCCCGGTCTCTATCCCTGAAGTAATCAGGGAGGAGATTACACAACATGCAGTGTGTAATCGAATCTAAACGTTCCCAGTTTAGAAAAGTTTCCCTGTCCGGGAAACATAAGACGAGTTGCATTAACAACCCGTCAATTACAGCTAAGATCGATCTCAGCTTGTTTAC